TTTGAACCAAAATGTTCTTCCATTAATTGCTCTTGCACCTCAAGATCGCGCTCTTTAATAATGGCTCTTAAGATGCTTGGGTCTAAACCAACAGTATCAGAAAGCCGATCTGCATTTGTGAAAATGTCCGCTGCTGGTTCAACAATTTCTGTTTGATAAATCTCTTCGTTTTCAACTTGTAGTTTTGCAGACTGCGAACTAATTTCGGCAATACGAAGACGAAGCCCTTCTGCTTCTTGTGCTTTAATTTCAAGTTGCTCAAGTTTGGCTTGGATTTCAGGCGTAACTGTTTGTTGCTTTGCAGCTTTAAGCTCCGCTTTAAGTGCGCGAAACTTATCTCCTGCTTTTAAATCCATTCCTTTTACATCTTCTTCTGTCTGCTTGTCATAAGCATCTTCATCAAAATCACCCTCTTTTAATTCAGGCTTTGATTCTTTTGGCGCTTTATCAGCATCGGGAAAAAACTCTTCTTCAATAATTGAAGTTGGTTCTGGCGTGTTTTCAACTTCAACTGGAGGCGTAGAAACAGGCGGAGCTGCTTCAATATTTACTTCTGATGTTTGTTCAGCAACAGGTTCAACTTTAGATGGTCCTTCAAAGAACTCATCCATTGCTTTCATCATATCAATTTTAGGATCACCCCAGTTTTCGGCTTTAAGTTCTGCTGGTGGAGTTGTGTTTTCAGTGCTCATTTTGTTAGTGTGTGTTTATAGAGATTAGTTTTTAATTGTGCGCAGACGACGGGCGTTTGGAATGCTGACTTCTTTTTTTGATTCTGACAACAGCATAAGTTTATTGAGGACGCTTCTTGCTCCTTCATTTACGCTGTAACTCATTGCACAACCTTCAAGCGTGGAAGATCCGCTCTGCTCTTTATAGACGTCTCCTAGTGCCTCCATGAACGCTTTTTGCATTATGTTGCTGTCAACCATTTGACGCAACTCTGCCTGCTCTTCTTTACTTAGTAGTGTTTTCATAAATTAACTCAACAAATGTTAAGACATTGTTGACATAGCACGCTGAAGCTTAGCTTTTGCTTCTGCATCTTTTGTAACCATTCCTGCCATTGCTGATTGAGCTTGAGCAACCATCTTGGCTTCTCCAGCTTGCTGAATTTGTTTAAGTCGAAGCAAACCTATTTCCATCTCTTGGCCAACTTTTTGTTTATGTTTAGCGTCCGAAGCTTGCATTTCTTGTTGCGTCTTCTGCTGCATTTTTTGGTCTTCAGACATTTCTTGTTTGCCTTCTCCTTCTTGTTGAGCAGCCATATCTCCTTCTTTACTTGCTTTGTTTATCATCTTAAGTCCATTAACCACGATCTCTCCGATCTGTTGGACTTTCTGATTAAGCATGTTAAGTTCAGGCTGAACACTTTCGTGAACCACTGTCATTTCAAGTGTAGCAACACAATGATTGTAAAGCATTTGATGCTCCATCGTCCATTGCATTAAATCAATTTCACCTTCATCTACGGACTTCAGACCCTGCTCTAGTGGCTCAATATGGATTGGCAAATGCGCCATATGAATCTGACCATCCATTGGGTCCATGTAATCACCTTCAAGAAGTTGGAAGTTTTCAAGTCTAGCAATAGAGTCATCATAAGTTTTACGGACTTCATTTGCTTTGCCAACGTAGCGATCTGCTATCTCAACTCCAGCAAGCATCATAGCTCTATCATAATCGTAGTTCTTTCTTCCTACGGCATCCCATGTTGAATAGCCCTCGCGTAGTTGCTCCATCAACATGATGCGAGACGAGCGAGAACCTGTGCCAATAATACGAGTGGCTTTAACGCGCTTAAAATCAATTTGTTTGAAAACCTCTGGAGGAACTCCACGAGCAATACAACGATCCTTCATCTCTTTAACTCGTTTAGCGGCAGCGCTATCTTTTTGACGAACAGTAAATGCTCGCCTTACTTTTTCTCGAGTGATTTTGTCATATGGCCCATAAAACAAAGTGACAGCAAAACTATTGAGTTTATTAATAAAGTCTAGTTTGCTGGAAACTTCTAACTTAGTCTGACGCGAATTTTCATCATTCAGCATCATGTTACCCGAGGCTAATCCTCCAGTTGCTCGATTTAAAATATTCCGAGTTTCTGTGATTGCTGGGATAAGAGAGTTGTTAAGATTCATCCCAACTTGACGTTCAGGAATCTTCATTGTTGGAGGAAGCATAATAGCAGCTCCAACGTCGTGAAGCATCATGTCTTGCTGATCTTCTGTGGACGCAGGCTGCAAGATAAGAGAGGAACCAACACGAGCATTATCCAAAAGCTTACAATGGAGAATATCAGCTGCATTGCAAAGCTGATAAATCAAATATCCTAGTCCACGCACTGTGTACAAACGGCTACCGTTGCCAACTGAGAAAGGGAAAATTTGAAATGCTTGATCAACGCTTTCGTAAAAACCACGAGCCTTAAATAAAAACTCTTCTTTATTGTTTTTGTTATCTGACAAAGCCTCTTTTGCTGCAATGTAATAACTAATTGATCCATCAAACTCGCGGACCCAACCATGAATTACTTCAACTTCTTCGCAAACAGTATCAATATAAATCTCATTAGCTTTAATTTGACGTTGTGCTTCTTCCCAGTTGTTCCACTTTTCGTTGTAGGATGTTGTGGCTTCAAGGATAGCTTTCTTAACGGCATCCTCATTCCATCCTTCACCACCAATTTTACTGTAAAGGCGTGTCACACCATAAGATCCAAGTGCCGTAGCTAATTCAACTTCAGAACTAATAATACCCGTTTTGCGTGGAAACTTAAAATGATCAAGTCCACCCACAGAATATTGCATGGTTTCTTTGTCATCAAAATAAGGAACTGCAACGCCATGTTTTACGTAAGTTGTAGCTAATTGAAGGTGTAACGGTAAAGAGCCGTCGTGACTTCGATCCATCTCTGTATACTCTTCTGCCATAATCTGGCTCCAAGTTAATGCTTGTTGCTTATCAACTTCAGGAAGTAATGGGATTTCAGCTAATATTTTAGGAGTGGTGTAAATGTCAACGTATGCCGCAACAGCTTCATTAAGAATAGCAGCTCCTTCACCTGTTGTGATGTTGAAACGGTCAGACTGTCCTTTGTTTTCTAATTCGCCATCATCGTGAGGAGGGGTATAATCCATCAAACCATCCACTAAAGCTCTATTAAAGCTACTGTCATTGTCTGCTTCTTTCAGCGTTAGGTAGCTATTTCGAAGAGCTGATGGGCTTCCTAAGCGTTCTGATGGGGCTTCATGCGTTTCCGCATCAAGCGTTTTCAAGCTGTCTAGGTACTGCTCGGAATCACGAAAAAGACTTAATGGCATAGTTTTAGCTTGGCTAAATTAATGTCCGCGACCGCGCTCCTGAAGAGCTTTTGGATTGGCAATAATAGTTGCTGTGCCAGTAATCGCAGTTACATCAATTTGAAGTTCACTGTGCGCTCCGTAGTTAATTACTTCCTGCTGACCCGCCAGTGAAATTGTGGTTGCAAAAGCAACAAAAACTCCAGGAGCCGTTGCGTATTTAACTGTTGCGGTCACACTCCCACCTGAAACAGAAGTAGATAGGTAAACAGCTCGTCCTGGCGTTACATCAACAAGAAAGGTAGTTGGACTTGTAGCGGTAAATTTCTGCATGAAAACTTCTCTTCTAATTTTGTAAGATTGTCAAGACTATCTCTTAAATTTTCTTCCAGCGTTTGTATTTATCCCAAATTTGTGAACTAAATCAAGCCAGCCATTGTTTATTGTTTTGGCAACTTTCTTAACTTCTTCACTCTTTAGCATATTTATTGTTATGAGTTTTTCAATGCAAAGCAAGAAAGCATCAGCTCTGTCAGGACTTTTCTTTAAACGCTTCTTAGCCTCGTCTTTACCTTCAACACGCATTGTCCGACCTTCTTTTTTGTGATACTCTCGATCAACTAACTCAGACATTGTTTCTTTTGACAAGCCACTAATCTGTCCCTCACGAAAGAATTCTTTTGGTTGAATCCACAATTCAGAGTTTTTATTAAAATAGTCACAGTCTTCATTTCTAAATATAACTGTTCTTCCAGAACTCTTTCCTTGGAAATTTACTTTTTGTACAGAGGTTGACCATTCCATGTCAACAACGTGACCAAACGGCGTTCCTGCTCCCGTATTATCATGAATGGCGCGGAAAGGCTTAACTCCCCACTCTTCACTCAAAGCTTTCCAGCCCCTTACTATTTGATGAGTGAGTGCAACACTCTTGTCCTGCATGTCTTCATCAATGCTTGTTTCATAACAAACATGAGCGTGAGTCCGACCATTTACTAATCCAGCTTTCATTAAGCAACAAAAGCTTCTATCTCCTCCGCGACTAAATGAGGGGTCTAACGAACTCACAACAATAGGAGCGCAATCCCAAGCTGGCTCATCTTGGTCTAAAACACCTGAGTTCATAAACTCAACTTCTGAATAAATTGAATTAGTCGAACCATCAGGACACCAGAATGCTTTTACAAAACGATAATAACCACGGCTTTTAATCCCTCCTCGATTCTCAGCAATGCGGTCGCAATACTCTTGGTCTGGTTGCCAATGATACAAATGTTTACCATTATGATCCACTAAATCAGGAAACATAATTCGTGGGCTTTTCTCAGCGTTTAACCTCACACACGCTCCATACTTTGTTTCCCAGCGCTCTTGATCTTCATTAACTGATTTCCATCCATTAACTGGTTCACACAAATTTGCAAATGGATCAGTGAGCTTATCTGGGTTAGCCATACCTGCAAACGTCAACCTGTCATTTGAGGTCATGTTCTCATACGCTGTTTTAAGAATTCCTTCTCCAAGCTCATTAAATTCGTCTGCTCCAATAATAACATTTGGATTTTTAATTCCCAACAAGTCCTTGCAAGCCTGCTCTGCGTCTTGCGTACCCGCAGCCATCAAGACAATACCAGAATTGCGCCACAACTTACCATTAGCATTAATCCCTTTAATGTAGCCGTCTGAATCAATTAACTTTCCTGGACACCCTTGCGTTTCAGCTTGCCCCCACAACTGCGTAATTGATTTCCAAACACGCATACGAGCACTCAGCTTAGTTGTAGACATCACCAAAAAGAATGTTTCGGTAGGACGAGCCCAATACTCCATCAGTCCATAAAGAGCCACGGCATCAGACTTACCCGAAGAAGAACACCCAGCAAAGCCAACAAACCGCTTCTTCTTCCAGCCCCCAATCATTTCTTTTAATATCAACTCTGTCCACGGGTTCCAGACAACAGTGCGGATACTTCCTTCACAATTGAAAGCTAAATCAACTGCCTTCTTTAAAAAAAGAAAACGATCGTTTGATGTAATCTCGCAACCATCACCTTTCCTTACCCCTTGAGAAAACATCCACAAATTACAAGACAACTCGCTTGCTCCATGCGGGAACTCCATCCCGCCAACAATAAATCCTTTATCTTTAACCATAAATCTTAATTTGGTTGATTGCCACGGATAATGTTACGAACTAACTCCATTGTCATCTGCTCAAGGTTTTGATCTTCAAAAGCTTCTTTTGCCGCCATAATCTGACGCTCTCTCTCCGGGTCAACCGCAGGGACATCAGATGATCCTCCTGCACCATATGTTATAGGATTACGTTCTTTCTTCTTTTGATTAAGACCCATTAACTTATCTTGGTGGTCTTTCATTGCCAAGGCTTCCCCAGCCTCTCGGTTAGCATCCATAATCCCTCCAATCATACCAGTAGCGCGAACAACTGTAGTGGGTAACTGCCCCACGTCCACAGAATCTGCTCCAAACTGAACAGCAGACAAACTGCCATCAGATCCCTTCTCCTGCGTCCTTTCCCAGTAATCTTGGTCTGACAAGAGCCGACCAGCATCAACCGCAGCACGGGCATAAGAAAGGGCTCGGTTCCCTTTTCCTAGACCGCCTGCAACAGCCCCTAACTTAGACGACCCATACTTCAACGCCATGTCAGCAATAGACGCCGCCGCTCCAGCATTTGAAACAATAGAATCAACATCACTCATCTTCTCATGCACTTGCGCGGCAACCCCCGAATATTCCTCCTCTGAACCAGCGTCAGGCGCATTCCCTTTACCAGACATACGATTCTTAATCATCAAAGCATTTTGTGCCAATACTGGCTTGGGCGGCATCGCCGCTAACTTACTCAAACTCACCTTGCTTCCCATACCCTTCACTTAATTCCTCCAACACCTTATTGTCAACCTCTAATCCCTTAACTCCTATCCCCCACAAATCCCTCCCACACCTCGGACACACCTCCAAACAATGCCCATCCCAAAATAACCCACAACACAAAATACGACACTTATCACCTTTCATTTAATTTAATTAATTATTTTTTTATTTTGTTTTATTTTATTTTCAAGAAATAAAAAATTCCACAAAGAATAAAAAATTCCATAAGGAACCCATACTGTACTCCAGCTAGGTGTGCAGCAGAGGGGAGCAGGTGACCCACCCGTGGCCCCCTCAGCAGCCTGTACGTACTCATTGATAGTGTGATCTATACCACCTTGCACTGTGCCTGCACCTACGCAGCACACTGCTTGAACACCGAACAAACACACTACTATGACTACTACGCAAACACTGATCGATGCAGCCATCACCAGTCCTATCGGCAAGGTCTCGCTTACAGCAGATCACGCAGACGAGGTGTATGACTTCCTCAAGCCATACCTCGTGAGAGGTGCTGGTTGCCTCTTCAATAAGGAAGGCTTCCAGTTCTGGCTGGATGAGGATGTTCGTGGCGAGCAGTTCCTCTACGCGAGAGAGCTGCCGATCCTCGGTTAATCCCACCGCTCGGGCGCTCCTATCCTTCGGGGTAGGAGCCAAGCCTGAGCCCTGTCTGGGAAGACAGACGCTGTGTGTTCCTCATGCAGTTGGTTCCTTTCGTCGTATAGCCCACGTTGGGCAAACGGCACTTCAAACCGAACCAACACACTACTATGAGC